ACTATAAGCATTGTCCACGGGCACAACATATGCTGCCTGGCACCTTTTTGTCTAACGATACAGTTTGATAGAGCTTCAGGGTCATATTCATCAAAGATGTAAGCATCTGGTATAAACTCTTTATAAAACCCGGTCTCCGACTCTGTACCAGACATCGCTAAGGCGACCGGTATAATCTGACTCTTGTTGTAGAACAACGCTTTTATAAGTGTAGATTTGCCACTGCCAGGCTTACCTATGATAAAAATTTTAGACCCACCTTGGTTCGGGTCCATGTAGTTTCTAGGGTTAGGATTCAAGAGATCCAAGTCTAAAGGTATGATATTGATGGTATTGTCGTTGTCGGCGTTCATATTTATTATAGGGAAGATTTAACTGGTCTTGACATTTTCAGGTGCATTAAATTTATTAAGCTCAATATGTTTTAGTTGTACCATTCCTTTTTATAATTATTTTTTCAATTTTATAGTCAACGACAACCTTTTCAGAACTAACGCTTGAAGAGGTATCGGTAACCTTTGGAATTGAAAATTTGTTACGATATTGTTGTTTCTTACCAACAACCGTAGTCCATCCATTGTTTGTGCCTGGCTCCATTTATTACTCTCAAAATTTTACAGAGTAATAAATGTCGTATCTACTTTCCCCTGTCCTATACCTAGAGGCCGAGGATTTTAATAGTAACTTGAACCTTAAACATTTTAAAAATAAAACATGTGTCGTTATGGTTCAAGCAAACTTTTGCGGCTACTGTACCAGTGCCAAACCACACTTTCAAAAGTTTGCTGAAAAAAATAAACCAAACGTGGTCTGTTTGACCATAGAAGGAGACGATAATACACCTGAGACTGAAAAACTACTTAATATCGTCAAAAAATTAAAGCCGTCGTTTGGAGGGTTCCCAGACTACCTTTTATTTAAAAAGAATAAATTTGTTCAGAAAGAAATTAATGGTAGAACAGAGGAGGCGTTGGAAGAATTTATAAAATAATTTTTTATGGTTTTAATGATTGTTGCAATCATTAAAATTTTTAGATTTTGTCAATTTGTCTACAATTTTTAATAGTTGTTTTTTTTTGATCCATTCAGTCTCCTTACTTCTCCACTCGATATCCTTGTTTCGTAATCTTTGCATAAAAGTAATCTTGACCATTAATATTCTTTTTTGTTAGTACATTCCTTGGACGCTTCAAAAAACCATAAAATCCTTGAATTAAAAAATTAAAATCAATTTATTTTTAATGTTACAGTTATAGATTGATTTGAACTATCAACGACAATAGTTTTATTAGAGATTACGGCATCCTTCAACTCTTGAATCTCTTCGGAAGAATCTGTTTCTGTTGTATATTCACCATTATCTTCTTGTAACATATGTTTTACTAAAGGTTCGGTTACACCTGTTTCCTCTTCATCTTGCTCTTCATCTGTGGGAAGAGTTGTACTCGCTGTGGAAAGAGTGGTTACAACATCTGTTTCTTCTTCATCTTGTACTGTAGGAGTCGTATCGGTTACATTCGGAGTCGTACTCGCCGTGGGAAGAGTCGTATCGGTTACATTCAGAGTCGTACTCGCCGTGGGAAGAGTCGTATCGGTTACATTTGTTGTTTGGTAGCTGTACGCCATATTTAATCCAAATACTGTCGTTAGAATCAAGGTTAAAATTCCAGATAAAATAACCACGAATTTACAATATTTCGCCCATAAAGTATTTGGTCGTTTGGACTTATAATTAATTGATTTCTCGATATCTTGAGAGACCGGTGTATAAATTGACTTTGATACCATTTATTACTCTGCAAAATCTTAGTAATAAAAATAATTTGAAATTTTGTCACCAAAAAATTACATAAATAAATAATGGATCTACAATACTATAAACTGTTTAACAAAGAGACTTCTCAAGGAATTGTTGGTCTATTAAGACCTTTCAAGGATTCTTCTTCATCTAAAAGGTCATCCAAAGCTAAAAAATCACATTTTAAAATTTTCAGTATAGATAACCACAATATGTCACAGTCGGCAACCGATTACTTTTTTGTTGTGGATGAACCTTCTTACAAGATGTATAATTTTTCACAAAGCCGCTCGGTGCCGGACACGATAGAAGAAGAATACAAGATGTATGTTTTCAAAATTTCAAAAGATGTTAATACTCTGTTGGACCACGAATTTAAGATATCGAAAAGCTTGGAAGAGTTAAGCCCTTTTCTACCACATTTTAACAGGATTCTCGAGATCAAGAGAAATATAAAGTGTCTCTTACCTGAAAATAAAAAACAACGGGGTAGTGGTGACTTTAATCCATTTATCAAGTACAACTGTATAAGGGATGTCTCCGTGATCGAATACATCCCTAGCAAGATGACACTTTTAAAATATCTTCAAAAGACTAGTTTTACTAGTTGTTCCGAAGCTTTAATTCATCAGCTAATCATAGCTTTGTTTGTGGCCCAACAAGAGGTTAATTTTACCCATTACGACCTTCACTTGGAAAATGTTTTGTTGAGAAGATGCTTAAAAAGAACCTTTTTCTGGTATAAATTTATGTACGAAGGAGCGTTGATCGAAAGATTAATATTTACCAATGGTTACTTTCCAGTTATATTTGATTACGGTTTTGCCTACACCAAAGGGTTAGAAAACACCAATTACAACAATAGTACATTTTTTACAAATAAAGGTTACACTCCCTTTATGTTTGACGAAATTAACGATTTTAAAACATTGATGGTTAGAATGGCCTTTGTAAAAAATTGTCCCGAAAAATTTAAAGATTTGGCCGAAAGCACCTTTTTAAACTCAGGTAGTATTAAATTTAAATTAGACCGAGAAACAGGTTGGATTAAGAGCGCTAATTCTAGCGCTGGCAGAGTTGTTTGTAATAGGTTAAAAAAGACCATTTTAGATATAAATAATGATTATAAAGAAAATTTTATTTTTATGGAGCTTGATAACGTTGTAGAGTTGTTTGGAATTTTGATTAAACTTCCAATTGAAAAGGAACACAAGAACCATTCTACAAAAAAAACTATTAAATATAGTGTTTCTACCTTTATTCACGAATGGAATAAAATAGACGCGTGGTTTTCAGAAGACTTTGCGGACGACAAATTAAATATTATAAAAAGGATGTTTGAAGCCATAAATAATTTGATTGAAGCGGAAGAGGTTGAAATCGTCCGTAATTTTAAATTAAAATTATTTGAAGCTTTTGATGGTTTTGGCGAGTTTGTAAATGTTCAGGGAGTAGATTATGGTGCTCTGCTATCATCAATTATAGAAATTTCAAATTTTATAGAAGACATTGTCTATACTGAAATTCAACGCTACAAAAAATTGTTTAACCTGACCAGCTGTATGGATGGTTGGAACCTTTTTAACAGTATAGAAGAAAAGGTAAAGAGCGATCTACCCTATATATTCCAACCATCCGATAATGTAGTTTTATTTGATTGTGTGGAGCGGACAACCTCATCTTTTGAATTGGTAGATCAAGATATAATTGAAGCCTTAAATATAGCCGGAAGTTTGGAAGCTCAAATAGGGTTATTTAACAGCTTGTCATGGGAAAAATTTAATTAATCCAAGAAAAATATTTTTAATGGTTCTAAGAACCATTAAAAATAAATTTAAGTCAAACTTCAATTTATTTTAGGTAAACTTAGACCTAACGTTAGACTCTTGCAAAAATCTTAATTATTTTTAATGCTTCAAATAAGCATTAAAAATGTCTGTTTATCCTTTCTTCAAGGAGGATGGTATCTAACTGTTGAAATATATTTTTATAGACAAAAGTCTCCCTAAAAGACTTTAAAAAATTAGAGTAGACAGAATACTGATGGTGCAATTCCAACTCTAAAATAAGGTAGTAATAATCCAAAGCTATGAAAAATAAATTTTTTTGTTCGATAGAAATTTTAGGTTCTTCTGAACCTTTTTTGTATATTTTTAAATTCAAGTCGTATAAAATATTTTCAAGGTTTGTTTTGTCCAAATCAAGCAGATAATCTATATCCGATTTCGACAAACTATTCTTCTCCTTGTACCAATAATAAATTTTAATATTATTTAATAAAGATCGAATTAAACCTTTCTTTTTGTGGGAATTGTTTACATGTTCAAGTTCATCATTGACATCTAAAATTTTTTTTAGTTTTAAAAAGGTTGGTTGTCTACCTAAACAGTCGTCGGTAAATTTTTTGGGTTGAATTTCAATATCAAGGTCGTTGTGGTACCTTTGAATGATAAAAGTTATAAATTTGTATGGAATTAGATTAGATACACCTTTTTGCAGAGACTTGATGTGATTGTTGGTTAATAGGTCCACGGATAAGTTTGTTTCCGACTTGAAAAATAATAAAAGGTCTGTGATACCTTTAAATATAGACAAGTTCTTATTTTGGACCACGTCCACACAAAACAGGAGGAAAACATAAATATCGTAACCGGGCGATAGATAGTCAAAAATACCTTTTGTTTCAAGGCTTTTTTGACCTAAAGTTTGCCCTTTTGTACAAACAGATGAAAGGCCAAAATCGATCATAACCGGCTTATATGGACTATTAATGGTGTATTGATAACCATACAATGAAATTTTTATTGGGTTATCCTTGGTATGAACCAAAATAACATTGTCCGTGTGAAGATCATAATGTGAAAAATTTAACTTGTTTTGGGCTACTTCTAACCCTAATAAAATCTGAAAGAAAATGTTTAAAAAGTCCTTAAAAGTACTCTTTTTGTCTATTAGAAAATTTTTAAGGTTAATACCATCTATAAATTCGGTAGCTATATGAAACTGGTTTTTATACTGAAAACAACCTAAAGTTCTAACAAAAAATGGCGATTCGTTTATAATCTTATTAAGGTTAATTCCAACACAAAAATCTCTTAGAGTAATCTCGTCAAATCTAGATGTTTTCGCCCTTTTAATTACAACATAAAATTTGTCAAAAAGTAAGCTTTTACTAACCACTCCTTGTTTACTTTTACTTCCGAATGGTTTCAAGTCAGTTAACCATTGATGCTTTTTTAGAGAGTGGTTAACATTGTCCTTGCAACAAAAATTAAAAGGAATACTCATATCTATGGTGGAAATTGTCGCTAGAAAAAATAATTTTTCTAAAACCTCAGAGTCAACCATTTCCTTTGTTAGTTTTAATGGTACATTTTCGTCAAAATATTCTAAAAAAGGTCGAACCTCTTTTAAAGTGTAATTAAAGTAAGAGTGGCTTAAAGTAGCTATTATTTCTTCCTCTTTCATTTATTCTTTTCAATTTTATACTTGTTTCTTTAATCCTTAGCCTTGACATTTGTATTAATATTTTTAAAAGTTATGGTGACCTTTTGATTGGAATTCACAACTCTGGTTTAAATGGTTATTTTTTAACTATAAAAAATATAAACGTTTCTATGTACAAAAAATTTTTATCTGAAATATTGCTACTAATAAATTAAACATGTCTATGTCTTCATCGAATATAACCTCAGGGTTTATTGATATCGCCACTTTTGACGAGATCGAAAAGTATATGTATGGTGGTCCGACTGCCACGGCATACTTTGTAAGAGAAATCAGAAAGTCGACTTGGTTCACTCAAGTACCTGTTCCACTTTCCAGAAATACAGGCAATGCTGCTTTCGGCCAAGAATGGTCTGTTTCGATCTCTCGTGCTGGAGACTACCTTCTACAAACATGGGTGAGAGCCAACATTCCTCAGGTTACTCTTAATGCTCAACTTGCTCCTACATTCGCTTTGAGATGGACCAAAAATTTAATGCATAATTTAATCCGTGAAGCAACCATTACTTTTAACGATTTAGTAGCTGCTCGTTTCGACAATTATCATCTCGATTTCTGGTCTGCTTTCACCGTACCGGCTAGCAAAAGAAATGGTTATGATAATATGATTGGAAACATCTCTAATTTAATCAATCCTGTTGCTCCTGGCGGAATTCTTGGAGGCCCTGGTGGAACCAACCTTAATCTCCCACTTCCATTCTTCTTCTCCAGAGATACTGGTGTGGCCCTCCCTACAGCCGCTCTCCCCTACAATGAGATGCAAATCAACTTTAACTTTAGAGATTGGAATGAATTGTTAATTTTGACCAATAGTGCTTTGGGACCACCAGCGAGCCCATATGTTCCAATTGTGGTTGGAACCCATATTGCCGCGGCCCCTGTTCTAGGACCAGTCCAAGTATGGGCCAACTATGCCATTGTTTCCAACGAAGAGCGTAGAAGGATGGGTTGTGCCATTAGGGACATTCTTATTGAACAGGTCCAAACAGCACCACGACAAAACTATACCCCTATTACGAATGCCATGCCAACTTTTGATATTAGGTTCTCACACGCCATTAAAGCTTTATTCTTTGCTGTCAGAAATAGAACTGGTAGTGCTGAATGGTCAAATTATGCCACATCTTCACCGGTTGTTAACGTTCCAAACGTTAACTTTGCTCCCGCTGGTTCATTTGACCCTATCGCCAATACAACTCTTATCTACGAGAACACAAACAGGTTAGGTG